GAAAAGTCTTTAAAAAAATACTCTTACTGTCGAAATCAGTTCTTGCGGTAAGAATAATCACTCTTGAATTTGGGTATTTCTTTGCCGATGCGAGAATTAACTTTGCTCGACGCATCATTCGTCCGATCGGTTGAGATTCTTTATAGAACTTCTCAGCATCTTTAAATTCGCTAAAATCAAATTTTTCATTGGGTCCGAGATGATAAGAATTAAACTCTGACGCAGTTAGCGATTTAATTGTTTCATTTGTGATTGAATTTCGTACTCGGATTTTTGCAGTGGTTGAAAAGAGTGTATCATCAATATCAAAGACAGTTAGCCAACCATCTTTATATTCATTTGCGGTATTCGTGAAAGATTTAAATGTTGACACCATGTAATGAATCTACATATTTTGAAACTGTATTCTCCGAATTTCTTACAGACATATTTGAAAGGAGATTTGTTTCTTTTGGTGAATTAACTGTTGAACTTGGTGCATTAATTACTACTGGTGCACTACTTGCTGAACTCTTTGCGTCTTCAATCGCTGCAGATGAAGTCATTATTTGACTACCAGCATCGCTCGTGCTCTTGCTGTTTGGTGTAATGGAAGAATAAGTAGGTTTGCCTTCTGATCCTACTCCAAAGTCTTGTAGCTTTTTATCTAATGGATATTTGATACGTCCCATGCCCACGTTTATCTTTGTATTAAGATCTTTTATATACTCTACTGATGATTTATTAACTTTCATAAATGCTTCTGTTTCTTCCTTTGTAGCACCTTTAGAAATTTCAGCCTCAATTTGTTCATCTGTCAATTCTCCTGTAGCATCTGTTCTAGCTTCGGTTGCTAAAAGTGACATCCTAGCTACAGCTTCATCTTTTTTATCTTGTGACATGTTTTCGTATATTTGTGTTGCTTCATCCATTGTCATTTTCTTTTTGAATGTTGGTGCTGGAGTCCCAGTAATTGGTTTTGGTATTGCAGAAGTTTTAGATTCAACTTTAGGGATTGGAGCAGTGACTCCTGATAGATCATTTGTAATTCCAGTTTTATTTCCTTCTGGCATTTTGAATGTTGTATTCGAAACAGCTTTATCTGTAGTATCTGTAGCAACTGTTTTAGTAGTAGTAAAATAACCTCCTGTAAGAGTATCAATCGTTCCACCTTTTGGAACTAATGCTTGTTTAAGAGCTTCACCAATTCTTGATGGAATTTTCTTTATATAATCAACAATTGATGTAAATAAATCTTTAATTGCATCTATAATCTTATCTCCTAAATTATCAGGTAAATCTATACCGAATATATTTGCTACCCAATCAATAACATCAAATACGAAATTAAGTGCACCTTTGAAAAATCCTTCTACAAATGCACCTACAATTTCAAAAAAAGAGCTACCATCTTTATATGCTTTAAAAGCATCTTTAAATCCTCGAATAAGTCCAGCAACGACTGTAGTGATCCCAGCAATAACTGCTGCAGCAAGACCTGCTGGGAGACCTGCTAAAAATGTAAATAATCCTCCTACAATTTTAACAAGTCCACCTGCTAAGAAAGGAAGAATTCTTGCTACAATAAATCTTAAAGAACCACCTAAAATTTTAAAGATACCATTGAATAAACTAAACAAAAGCATACTACCATAAAATCCTAACATCTCCCCTAATCCTGATGGTTTTAAATCTTTATCTTCTTCATTTTTCATTAAACCAGATCCTTTTACATTATCAGCAATCACTTGAAGTAATTCTACCATCCGTGCAATATTAAATGATGTTTCTCTTGCGACTTCTTCGTTGTCTGATTTTGAAATATCTGACTGTTTTGTATCTGAGATGATAGGATTGCCTTGAGCATCAACTAAGAGTGCTCTTGGTTGTCCTTCATTAGCAATATTTTGTTGTACTAGTACGTTTGTAAGTGCCATTTATTTTTGTAGTCTTTTTTGTTCTGCTTTTTGTTTTTCTTCTTGTAAATGTTTAATTAACATTTCAACATATATCTCACGCTCAAAGGGTATTTGATTTTCAAGCTCTGTCAGAGAATATTTATGATATTGCATTAATGCAAAGTTAGTTTTATAATGATTAACTAACGACTCATGAGAGAGCATTATGAAAAAAAATTTGATAAACCCTCTATCTTTCTGGTATGAACTTTATTACAACCCTTACATGTCCAAGTTATTTCTTTACTTAATCTTGGCATTGTTTCAAAGAACTTTTGTAATTTACCAAACTGACCTGTTGTTAAGTTATTAACAAAATCAGTAAGTTCTTGTTTACTTTGTTCTTTACTATGATATAATTGTTGTCCATCATATATGTAATCTATACTATCAGTAATAACATCAAAAAAAACTTCAGTATTCATCTTGTTTGCATCTGTCGATTTTAATGATTTTAATTTTAAAAGTAAATCTAATGATGGATATTTCATTACAACACCAACATCATTAAATAAAGCTATTTTATTTTCATGTCCTTCTGGTATAATTACAGGAACATTCATTATATTAATTTTTATTAAAGTCTTAGATTCTTTCTTATCTTTACATTCTGGTGTGTCACAATTAGCAACTAATTCTACTTCTTCACCAACTGACTTACCACGCAATTGACAAAAAATATATTCTAAATCAAATAATGCTAAATTGTTTCCATCTAATCCAACAACACATTCAGTGATAATATTCTTAAGTGTGTTCATCATTATTTTCTCATCTTCAGATTGGAACGCAAGTAATAAAGCTTTTTCTTGTTTTACTAAAAATGGTTTATACTTATATTCTTTTTTAGAAGAAGGAACAGTTAATGTATATATTGGTGTACTACTTATAGGCAAAGCCATATTATTATTCTCCTTCAGTTTCTTTATAATTTTTAATTATCTTATTCAATTCATTTGTAGATCCTATGAATACATTATTGTTCGTCACTGTATTCTTTTTCTCTATAGAACTTACAGATGCTGTTTGTTTATGTAAATCTAATAGTTGTTGATTTACATCCGCTAACTGTTTAATCATATTTCCAACAACTTCAAATGCTCTTGGATGTTCTGATTGTTTTGCTATTTCAAGAGAGTGAACTAATGCTTCTTCACCTTTAACTAAAAGATTATGAAGATTGGCTCGAGTTGTATTGAAATCATTTACAATATCACTCTTTGTTTTATCTTCTTCTCTTGAATCTTTTTTAACTACAATTAATTCAGGCTCAATTGTAGGAATCTTTTCTATATTTAATTTATCACTTAATGTATCATCTATTTTTGACATTATAAAATCCTTAAACTATTCTAAACGATTGTCCTATCATTCCATTTAATGTTTGTTGTGAAAACTTAACACCAGCATTTATTATATCTGGCTGTGCATTATTAAATTGCGGTGCAAATTGATTGTTTCGATTATTATTAATTGAACTTGAAAGATCACTAAAAGAATTTTGAAATCCAGCAAAATCACTAAAATAATTTGCAGCAACTGGTAATGAATTTACAATTGCACCTGCAGGATCAGTTAATACTTGATTTCCTATATCTTGCACTCCTTCCAATATTCTTTGAATCCATCCTTTTTGTGCTGGAGGAGGTGGAGCAAATAATTCTGTTGTAAAATACTTATATGCAAAGGTCACTGAAACTTTTGCTGGTTCATTTGAATTTTGTGCTAATTGAATTGATTGAACTGTTTTTGGATATGCTTGATGCAGTTTTGTTAAATATCTTGTATTGTTTGCAACATCATTTACGAATAATGTAATTGTACTAATATAATTATTATAAAACTGTATTGTTCGATCGGTTGTATTTTGAATTGAATCTTGCCAAGCTTCAAAGAATGTTTTCACTTTAAAAGCAGTATCAATATAATATACAGCTGTGACTGGATCAAATATTTTCTCATAAGGCATTTCTCTTGTTTCACCAAAGGTTCTTACTGGTACTGTTGAGAAATTAATTCCAGGAATATTAATTGATTCGCAATACAAATAAAGTTTTCTATAAAAATCTGCAGATGCGAATGCTGGATTTGTTCTTATAGTTTTAGGTGGTTCTACTGTGCAACCAAAACGATTGGTTCTAGAAAGTCCATCTTTCTTAACTTCTGCTATAAATCTTTTTATATCTTGTGGCGATGTAGGTGTTTCAGAACGTCCTAATCCAAATATATCTAAAATTGACATTAAATTTTTCCTATACTATCAGCCCAAACAGTTGATTTATCTTTTGTAAATCTTTCTACTGGGAGCATCATTACAGTAAACCAATTCTCGGGCGATACTTTTATTATTGATGATTGTACATAATCAAACAAATATTTTTTAACACAAGGCATAGCTAAACGAAATTTACTTGCTGATCGTATTGTGTTCCAACTATAACGAATACGAGTAGTCTCGTTATATTTTCTATTTGTTGCAAACTCTAATAATCTATCTAACAATCTTATTCTTAATTGATAAGGTAGATAATGCATATTTAATCCTATAAACCCATCTGGTGTTGCGTCAAAAGGAAACACCAAAGGGAATTGATCGTAATAAGGTAGCTTGTCTTTTGTTTTTGCATCATAAAAATACATATATAAATTTCCTGGAATAATAGTTGATGCAATACGATTATTCCCATCAGGTCTTATTAATGTTGTTGGTACAATTCTAGAAGTTCTTAATTTATTCGCTTCTTTTTGAAACCAATTTAATGACTTTGTTAATATAGATTTATCTTGTCTATATTTGTCATATATATCTTGTGCTGATTGTCTTGGTCTTGCCATACATCTATTTATTTAATATATTGTAAACCTAAATCTTTTTCTGTTAAAATAATGAAACTTTGAGCCCTATTTGCTGCGTATTCACTTGCAGCTTTCCATTTAGCTGTATTTACTATAAAAGTCTCACATTCCTTTAGATATCTTCTTGATTGTTTTCCTGGATATACTGGTGTTTGTGTCTGAGAATATGGTTTGATTTCAACTAAATAAGTCTTAAGAGTAGATGTTTGTTTATCTTTTACAGTTATAGTAAAGTCAACAAAATATCTATGAATTCGATTATCTAATGGTGAACGATAAGGAACAATAACTTCTTCACTCTTCCAAGAAACTACTGAAGGGTTTTTATCGCACCAAAGAGCGAATTTTGTTTCCCAAGATGAACGAAGGTAAATCTGTGTATGATCTCCTGCGTATTTCTCTGGATGTATTGGTTTGTATCTTCTTGTATGAAACATAGTAATAAATAAAAAGGTCAACTCTATTTATATGGCAATTTCAAATACAACTCCTTCAGCTAACTTCGGCGACTATGGAGATCATCTATACAGAACAAAACAGTTTATGTATCCTAACGATCTACTCTCAGTAGATCCTTCAAAGAATGAATATGGTAATCAGTACATGTTAATCTATGTCAACATTACTGAAGATTCTACATTTAAACGTGCAGACGAAAAACTTGAAGCAATACCAAATATTGCAAGCAAGATTGATCAAAAATTATTATCAGGTCAAAAAACTTTAATAAAAAATATTACAGGCTCATTAGGAGCACTTGGTGCACTTGCTGGTGGTGCTGGTGGAAGTATATTAGGAGGAGGATTAGCAGGATTAGGAGGTGCAACAGCTGGAGCAATTCTTAGTACTGGTCTTGGTTTAAGTTTATTCGGCAAATCAGCTGAGGTAGGAGAATTTACAAAACCAAAAAAAAGATTATCAACTGCAATTGCTTTACATATTCCAAATAATATAGCAATTCAATATGGAGTAAATTATGGTGAAACAGATTCTGCTTTATCAGAATTAGCAATTAAAGGAATGGATGTTGGTGCTGATGCATTAAAAAATTTAGTGACAAATCCAGGAAATGCTGGGAAAGAAATAGCGGGGAAATTTGGTGGGAGTGGTTTGTTGGGAGGAATACAAAGTCAGGCTCTCGGTGCTCTTGGCGATTCAGGAAGAGTAGTCGGTAAGTTAGCTGGTGTTGCAACAAATCCTAAGAAAGAACAAATATTTGAAGGTGTGCCTTTTAGAACATTTGGCTACACTTATGACTTTTATCCACGAAGTGAAGAAGAAGCAGAGAATGTAAAAAGAATTATAGATGAATTAAAATATCATATGCATCCTAATTTTAAAGATGGTGCAGCTGGATTCTTATTTCAATATCCAGCAGAATTTGATATTTACTTTATGCATAAAGGAATTGAAAATAAATATATTCATAAACATCGTTCAGCAGTATTAGAAACAATGAATGTTAATTATGCACCAAATGGACAATTCTCAACTTTTGCAAATGGTTGTCCCACATCATTTCAAGTATCATTAAACTTTAAAGAAGTTGCAATCATTACTAAAGAAGCACTTGAAGATATGGGTGAAGTACAACAAAAAGGTAAAACACTTACACCAAGAAATTTTGGTGGTCAATCAGATACATTTTAGGAGAAATTATGTACTTTAAAAGATTCCCTACAATTTATTATACATTAAGAGAAAAGAATCTAGATGTATTTAAAATACTCACTGACATTACTGCAAATGTGAGAGTAAGAAAAGAAACATTAGCAAATATAACTCTTTGGGAAAGTTATGATATACGTGAAGGCGAAACACCAGAAATTATTGCTGAAAAGTTTTATGGTGATGCAAATTTGCATTGGGTGATTATGTTGGTTAATAATCGTTATAATGTATATGATGATTTTCCTTTATCATGGAATGAGTTAAGTCTATTGATTAATAAAAAATATGCTAATCAATATGCAATTAAAGAATATAGAAAAGATGGTTATGTTGTAGATAGTAATGTAATTGGTGCAGTCGGAATTACAAATAGAGATTATGAAATAGAAAAAAATGAAGCAAAGAGAAGAATTAAAATAATCGCACCTGCTTTAATTAACGTAGTTGTAAGTGAATTAAAAGATTTAGTAGTATAAAATTATGGATAAAATATCATATGCAGGTGATGTAGAAATAAAAAAAATAGAACTAGTTGGTAAGTTCTCAACTGTAAATTTAGATGCACTCTTTAATACAATAGACATTTATGAAGATTTGTTTTCTCCTTTTATAACAGGATCAATTACAATTACAGAGTCTTTTGATTTAATTAATAATCTTCCATTAATTGGTGAAGAATTTTTAGACTTAGATATTGCGTCTCCAGGATCTCTTAAAAGAATTACTGGTCGTTTTTATGTTTATAAAGCATCTCAAAAAGTAGCAATTCGTGATAAGCTTTCAGGATATAATTTAGAATTTATATCCGTAGATGCCATTCGTGATTTAAATATTCGTTTAAACAATGCTTGGTCTGGTTATTGTCACGACATAGCATATCGTTTAATTTCCTCAGATAATGAAGGATTACAAACTGGAAAAAATATTAATATTGAACCCTCTATTAATGGTATAAAATTTGTTTGTAATAATTGGTCACCTGTTAAAGCATTAAACTACATAGCAGAAAAAAGTGTAAACAAAGATAATGTTGCTTCTTATTTGTTTTTTGAAAATCGTGATGGATTTAACTTTATTTCTTTACACACACTCTATCAACAAGACATAACACAAGATTTTATATATGATAACTATGATAGAACAACAACAAATGTAAATGATACTATTCGTGATGTTGAACAAGATTATAAAAGATTATTAACATTAAATATGCCAGAAGGAATGGATTTTATAGACAGACTTTCTAAAGGTATGTTTACTTCGAATCTTACAAGTTATGATATGGTGACAAAAAGATTCAAAAGACAATATTTTTCATATCAAGAACAATTTGATAAAATACCACATTTAAATAAATTTCCATTAAACAGCACAGAAGTTATATCAGCACCTGATAGTCTTGTTTTTAATAAAATAAAACATACAGCAGTACATAATGGATTTGATGATGTATCAAGTACAGATAGATTCCTTTTTAGATTAGCAGCATTAGCAAATACACAAGGATTTAAATTAAAAGTTTCGGCAGTCGGAAGAACAGATTATACAGTTGGAAAAGTTGTTTCAGTTAAAACAAATAGATTAGAATCTGTTAATGACAAATCAAATGATTTAATAGATCCTACTTATTCTGGAAGATATTTAATCTCTGCTGTTAAACATTCAATTAGTGGAAACAAACATATATGTGCAATTGAATTAGTAAAAGATAGTTCGAGTGAATCAATTGGAGAATTAGCATAATGAATATGTATATTGGAAAAGTAGAAAATAGGAACGATCCTCTTAAACTTGGAAGATGTCAAGTAAGAGTAATGGGAGTACATGATGAGAATCCTGCTATACTTCCTACTATTGATCTTCCATGGGCGATGCCTGTTTCTCCTGTCAATTCAGCTGCATCAGCTGGTATTGGTATTTCACCAACTGGAATAGTTTTAGGAAGTATTGTTTTAATTACATTCACAGATAAAGATCAACAAACACCAATTATACTTGGAACACTCGCAGGCATACCACAAAACCAAGATGCTTCACTAGTTATTAAACCATCAGATAAAACAGTAAATAAAAATTATTCAGTTCGAGTAGGATCAGATGGTGTAAGTAAAATAATATCAGGTGTTTCAAATTCAAACATTTCAAATATAAGTGAAACAATTAAATCACAAGGTGGGAATATAGCATTAGCTGCACAAGTAATAGAAGATAATAAATCTAAATTAACAGGTATTTCAGAAATAGAAAAAGCAAGACCACTTTCTACTTTCTCTGTGACAGACACTACAGTAAAAGATATTATAGCAAACACACCATTCACAGCAGATGCTGTACAAATTACAAATGCTGCTGGCGATGTAGTTAAAACTGTAATCGGTTATGGTCAAGATACATTTCAAGGAAAAGCAGTCACAACATCATTTCCTGGAAGTATAGATATAGCTACAGCACAAACTGAATTTAAAAATTATTTACAAAGCGATGTAGCTGACAAATTGGTTAGTACTGTCCGTGCACCAGTGTCACAAGAAATGTTTGATTCATTAGTAAATGTTGCATCTGATATAGGTGTGCAAAACTTTGCTTCCTCTTCAATCCCAAAATTAGTTAATTCTTTAGATTATACAGGAGCAGCTGCAGCTATTGAAGGATTAGTAAATCCAGCAAGCTTTGATAACATTCTTGGTGGTATAACTTCTAAATCACTAGACACAACAATATCAACTGCAAAAGATTTGTTTAATAATTTAACAGTAGATTCTAATTTAGTAGGAACAGTTTCTTCTTCTGTTCAAAATTTATCATCAAATTTAGTTTCATCATTAGGTGGAACTGCATCAAGTATTACAGAAAATTTATCGAGTATAACTAGTGGCAATTTCGCACCAATTAGTAATGTTCTTGAGTCATCAGGTATTGGAAATATATTAACAAGCACTCAAGGATTAGGTAATATAACAAACGTATTAAACACTGCTGATATTGGTGCAACAGTGACAAATATATTAGGAGGTGTTAGTGGTAATATTTCTGCAGCAGCATCTAATTTACTCTCTGGTGGTGTATCAAATTTAATCGGAGGATTTGGTGGATTCTCTCTTGGTGGTATTGGTGGAAAATTATTTGGTGGTAAATCATCAACTAAAAAATCAAGAAGATCTGCTGCAGCAAAAAAATTTACTTCAGTTGGAGTGCCAAATTTAGGAGGAACATTATTTGATGAGAATAGTGCTTATGTTAAACCTATTTCTTCTGGTGGTAATTTTGGTAATGCAGGAAGTGTAAGAAATCCTGCAGCTGGAGCATTCGGTGTTAATTCAGGATATCTAGAATATGTAAATGAACCAGACCTATCTAGATTAGCAAGACATGAAAATATAGATAAAACTTCAGTGTATGTAAAAGAATCAGCAAGAGCATTAGGTATTGAAAGATTTAATTATGATAAATGGGATCAATGTGAAATACCTTACAATGCTGAATATCCTTTTAATAAAGTTATTGAAACTGAAAGAGGACATGTATTTGAATTAGATGATACACCAAATGCTGAACGAATTAATATATTTCATAAACGTGGAAGTTGGATGGAATGGGATCATAATGGAACACTTACGGATCGTGTAGTTGGAGATCGTTATTCGATTAGTGAAAGAAACACTTATGAACTAGTTGGTGGAACAAAAAATTTAACAGTATATGGTGAATTAAATGCTGTACTTCAAGCTGGAGCGAAAATAAGAATAGATGGTCCAGGAGAAGTTGTAATTAATAATGATTGTAAAGTGACAGTTGCTGGAGATATGAATTTAAATGTAGGTGGTGAATTTAGATTAGTTGCATCACAAATAAGAATGGAGTCAAAAGGAATGGCTACATTAGGTGCAGCACAAGTTTTAGAATTAGATGGTAGTAAAGTTGATATAGCAAATGGATTTACGCCATCAGGATTAGCATTAACATCAAATGAAATAATTGATACTCAAATGCCAGTAATACCTGAACTACAAGTCAATTCAAGATCAGCAAGAGAATTCTTTGTGTATGAAGTTCCAGACGAAGGAGATGCTCAAACTCATCGTGAAAGACAAGTACAAAGAGGTTTATATGTTAAAAAAAATCTAGATTTAGGAAAAGTTGCTGCTTCAAGTAAACCAACTCCAGCTACTGCTAAAGATATAATTATTGAATGTGATTATATTAATGGTTTGAAAAATTTTGATTCAAGCTTACAGCTTTCTGCTCGTGTACAGTTAGGTGCTTTAAATCGAAATGGTGGTGTGCCAATTATAGCACAACAAGGATTAAATGCAAATACAATTGTTTGTAATTTAAAAGGATTAGCAACTTACCTTATTGAACCTGCTAAAGATTTATATAGAAATGTTATTTTAATTAATGGTTATAGAGTACCAGACTTACAATCAAACTCGCCAGATACATCACAGCATTATAGAGGAGAAGCTGTTGATATTATTTTATCTGGTTGGAATAGAGCACAACATTATTTAACTGCAATAGAATTAGCTGAAAAACTTCCTTATGGATTTGATAGAATTGCTTTATGCTATGCAGGTAAAAAAGCTGTTTGGCTTCATTGTTCTTGGAAATACTCAGGTAATCGATTTGAATGTATAACAATGAGAGATCATTTAAAAGTTTCTGATGATTTTTCTTTAATTCCAGAGGTAGCATAATGCCATTAGCAGCAGTAGCAACAACACTATCATTTGGACATGGTTGTTTTCCACCAACTTTACCAATTGGTCCTTTTGCAAGTAAAACTTTTATACAAGGTTTACCTATTCCATTGACTTTATATACAATGTATCTTACACATGTTTGTGGTATTGTAGTACACCCTTCATCAAGTAGATTAGTAGTAATTGGCTCTTTAAAATGTAATATTGAGGGAAGACAAGCTGTAAGAATATTAGATCCTATATTATGTGGTGATAAAGTTGGATTATTAGGGTCACCAAAAGTCAACATAGGATAATAAATAGTAATATGCCAACTAATACTCGTACATTCACAGATTTAGATTTAAACTTTACAGCACACCCTGTAAATAAGGATGTAGCTACAAAATATGACGAGCAAGCGATTAAACAAAGTGTTAGAAATCTAATTTTAACTAAAAATTTTGAAAGACCTTTTCATAGTGAAATCGGCTGTCAAGTAAGAGGAATGCTTTTTGAACCAGTCACTCAAATGTCCACAGCTGTAATTAAAAGAAGTATAGTTGATGTTATAAGAAATTTTGAACCAAGAGTACAATTAATTGATGTATTTGTATTGGTTCGTCCAGATGAAAATTATGTAGATATTCGTATTGTATTTAAAATTATTAATACAGCTACACCACTTGAATTAAATCTAACTCTAGAAAGAACACGATAATGGCAACATCAAGTAAAAATATTAAAGTCACTGAATTAGACTTTGATGAAATTAAAAAGAATATAAAAACATATTTAAAAGCACAACAACAATTTAGTGATTATAATTTTGAAGGATCTGGTCTTTCAGTTTTATTAGATGTGCTAGCATACAACACACATTACAATGCACTATATTATAATTTAAGTGTGAATGAAATGTTTTTAGATAGTGCTGTTAAAAGATCTTCAGTAGCTAGTTTAGCAAAGTCATTAGGATATACAGCAAAGTCAAGTATCGCTTCAAGAGCACTTGTTGATATTGTTGTTTCAAATGTGTCTGGTAATCCTACAACTCTTACAATGCCTGCAGGAACTATATTTACATCTAATTTTAGTGGAACAAATTACAATTTCATAAATTCATCAGCAAATACAGTTTCTCGTTCAGTAAATAATACATACACATTTTTAAATGTTTCTTTGATTGAAGGAAAATTATTATCAAAAAGTTATCAAGCAAATGCTGCAGGAAAATATTTAATTCCCAATTTAAAATTAGATACTTCTACATTAACAGTGAATGTTCAGGAAGTTTCAGGATCAGCAGCAAATACTCTTTATACACTTTCAGATAATTTTGCAGCACTTACACCAAACTCTCGTGCTTACTTTTTAAAAGAAAATGACGAAGGACTGTATGAAGTTTCATTTGGTGATGGAATAATTGGATTTAAACCAATAAATGGTTCAAATATAATTCTTGATTATTTTGTTTGTAATGAAGGAACACCGAATGGTACAAGTGTATTTACTTACACAGGAAATGATTTTACAAATACAGCAAGTGTAGCGATCACTACTAAATCTGTTGCTGCAGGTGGTTCTGTTCCTGAAACAATTGATAGTATTAAATTTAATGCTCCAAAAAGTTTTACAGCACAAAATAGAGCAGTGACTGCAGATGATTACAAAGTAATTATTCCGAAATATTATAATAACGTTGATGCTATTTCTGTATGGGGTGGTGAAGAAAACGATCCACCAATTTATGGAAAAGCATATATTAGTATTAAACCAAAAACAGGAGATACATTAACACAAAGCACTAAACAAATTATTATAAAAGATATTATAAAGGGAAAAAGTTTAGTAAGTATCATACCAGAAATAGTTGATGCTGATATACTTAATATATCACCTACAACAGCTGTTTATTATAATCCAAAAGCAACTGCTCTTGGTTCTGAAAGTATTAAAACGATTGTTGTAAATACAATTAAAGATTATAATATAGCAACATTAAATAAATTTGATTCAGTGTTTCGCGAATCTACTTTATCAAAATTAATTGATAATTCTGAACAAAGCATAGTATCAAACATTACTAAAATACGATTAAAATATTTGTTATCACCTACTTTTAATTTAAATACAAAATATACAATAACACTTAACAATCCTTTATTCCGAGCATCAACAATTCAAAATTCCTCAATTGCTGTATTTTCTTCTGGCTTTAAAATAGCAGGAAGTAGTGATACATATTTTATAGAGGACAATGCGATTGGAAATTTAAGATTATTTTATTTGACAGCACAAAACCAAAAAGTATATACTCCATCATATATTGGAACTGTTGATTACACAAAAGGAAAAATATCCATTGATGATATTAATATAACATCAGCAGAATCAAATGATAAAATAGTCTTTACCGCAGAGCCTGCTTCTTATGATGTTATTTCAGTAAGAAATCAATTAGCATTTATACGAGAAGAAGATATAGATGTGACAGTTATTGCTGACAAAATAGCTTCAGGTGAAAGCACCTCTGGTAAAGATTTTATATTTTCTAATAGTAGATAATTAAATGGCAGTAAAAGCAACAGCGTCGATAGTCGTTCAAAAACAAGTTCCTGAATTTGTTCGGGACGAAAATCAGTCATTTATAGCTTTCTTAAAAGCTTACTATGAGTTTTTAGAAAACCATTATCCACAACAACATTTAGAAGATATAAGAGATATTGATGAAACAGTTAATATGTTTGTTGACTATTTCTCGAAAGAAGTATTATCCAGCATTCCAAAAGAAGTTCTTTCAGACAAAAGATATCTAGCAAAACACATAAAAGATTTATATTTAACAAAAGGAACTGAATCATCTTATAAGTTTCTTTTTAGAATATTATTCAATGAAGATGCTGAAATATATTTTCCTAAAGTTGATATGCTTCGTGTTTCTGATGGTAAATGGAGCGAAAGACAAATAATTCGTGTTCTTGCTACAACAGGAGATGCACGAAATTTAATAGGTCAAACAATCACACAAACTAGAACATTCCCAAATGGTGTAATAGAAAAAGCAACAGCCAGAGTTGAAAATGTTATTCTGTTTCGTTTTTTAAATTTAGATATTGCTGAAATAACAATCAGCAAAGATAGCTTGACTGGAGTATTTAAACAAACTAATGACATTGAAACATTCACAATAACAGGAAAGTCTAACATAACACCATTTGGTGATATTATTTGTACTGTTCTTCCAATTATAGAAAAATTTAATGTTATTGAAGGTGGTGCATATAGTCAAATAGGTGATGTGATTCAATTCAGTTCTCCTACAGGTGTGCTTGCACGTTCAGAAGTTGGTGCAATTCTTCCAGGATCTGTGACTGAATTAATTGTTGCTAG